TACGGATTTATCGCAGAAGAACTTGCCGAGGTTGATCCTCGTTTGTGTACTTGGGGTTCTGGTCGTGTCCTTCTTGAAGGTGAAGAGTTGAACGAGGGAGAACGTGCTTGTACCTGCGAAAACAACGAATCATTTGTTCATACATTTGACCACGAACCCGACTGCATCCAAGTTTCTGGTGTTGATTACGGGCGACTTACCGCTCATCTCACAAAGATTGCTCAGATACAGCAAACAACTATTGACGATCTGACTAGCCGTATTCAACTATTGGAGACAGCATGAACATGAATATCAACATCGACGACCTGATTGCCGAATTAGAAAAAAGATTTCCAAAAGAGTTCACGATCTGTGTGCAAGCGGTACAGATCCGCATGTTGCAAGAGCAATCATCTTTAGCGGAACCCGCCGAGGAGTGACATAGATGGCCGCTGTTTATTACGACGACAGCGGGATCGACTACGACCAGTCGTCTGTCTACTACGACGAGGCGGTTGATAACTCGTATGCCGACCCGTCCATAGAGTACGGCGGCAACAAGTCGTATCACGGCACAGTTGTCTATCAGGCAACTGCGTCTAGTTCGGGGGCTGGTACGTCCAGTGCCGCTACTGTTCGCACTGTGTTGGGGGTCGGCGTGTCGGCTGGGGCTGGCACTAGCACGTCTACACGTCTTAGAACTGTGTTTGATTCTGGTACGTCGGCTGGGTCTGGTTCCCAGACCGCCGAACGTGTACGTACCGTTCTCAGGTCTAGCGTCCAGTCGGGTGCGGGTGGTTCGTCGTCCACATATTTGCGGACGGTGTTCAACGCTTCAAGTGAGTCCAGTACGGGCGGTTCGTCTGCTGATCGTCTGCGTGAAACGTTTGACTCCAGCAGTTCTGCTGGAGTCGGCTCAGAGGCGGCTTCAAGGCTTCGTGAGACGTTCCAGACCACAACGTCTGCTGGTACATCAGGTTCGACGTTTGATGCGATTCTGGGTGCCTTCAGGACTGCTTCTGGTTCGGGTGGTGCAACTACTGGCGATCAGGCTTCCACGTTGCGGGAAACGTTTGCGGCACTGGCTGGTAGTGGTGTTGGCTCTAGCACGGCGGAACGTTTGCGTGAAACGTTCAACATCACAGTGTCGGCGGGTCTGTCATCGCACGACGCTGAACGTCTACGTGAAACGTTTGCGGAGTTGTCGGGTTCTGGTGCGGGTGGTTCGTACGGGGTGTTCTGGATAAACGAAGGGCAACCTTGGGAAGCAGTCATTCGTACGAGACCAATGTCAATGGAGGTTGCTGGACGTAAAACGTTCAAGCGTGGGGTGAACTACTCAATAAGGCTGAGGTAATGGAACTTACTGACCTGCTGAACGAGCGAGAGTGGCGTGCTTGTCGCGGCTCGGAGGACGACCCCTTACAGGGGTTCATACATTTTTGTGAGAACTATTGGTACATCAAACATCCGCAGGATGGGCGTATCAAGTTTGAGTTACGTGACGCACAGGTTGAATCCATCAAACATTGGATGGATAACCGTTACTCGGTTGTGCTGAAGGCACGACAGATCGGGTTCTCCACGTTGGCGGCGGCCTACTCTTTCTGGTTGGCGTTCTTTTGGCCTGACAGATTTATTGTCATGTTGTCGCGTACTGAGCGTGAAGCGGCGAAACTGTTGCAGAAATCCAAATACGGCTACAAGTTTTTGCCGCAATGGATGAAGGAACGTGGCTCTGATCTGGTTGTTGATAACCAGTTGAAGATGACGTTTGCTAATGAGTCGTCGATTGAGTCGCTTCCTAGCGGTAACGATCCTGCTCGTGGCGAGTCTGTGTATCTGGTGATTGTTGACGAGATGGCGTTCTTGCCGAACCCTGAGGAAGCATGGGCTTCTATTGAGCCGATTGCTGACGTTGGCGGTCGGGTTATCTGCCTTAGTACCGCTAATGGTTCAGGCAATTTCTTTCACTCTTTGTGGGTTGGGTCTCAAACAGGGAACAATGCGTTTGCGGGTCTGTTCTTCCCTTGGTCGGCTGGTGACCGAGGGGAGGACTGGTACGAGTCAAAGATCAGAACGATGGCGTCGTGGCAGTTGCATCAGGAATATCCACGTAACGCTGATGAGGCGTTTATCAAGTCAGGTAACCCTGTGTTTGATATTGACGCGTTGGATTCGTATGAACCTGTAGAACCTGATCGTGGTTATGTCCATGTCCTTAGTCATAAGAACATGGATTTTCGTCTGGCGAAAGACGGTGAGTTCCATGTGTGGGATTATCCTCGCCCTGACGGGGTGTACGTTATTGGTGCTGACGTTGCTGAAGGCTTAAGTCATGGCGACTATTCGTCGTGCCATGTGATTGACGCTCGTGACATGCGTGTTGTAGCCCACTGGCACGGACATATCGAGCCAGACTTGTATGGCGATCTGTTGGCGGAGATTGGCTGGTGGTACAACACAGCGCTGTTGGGTGTTGAAAATAACAATCACGGTCTCACCACGTTGAAGGCGGCGCAACGTTATTCGTATCGGAACTTGTACCGTTCCCGTCGTTTACAGCAACGGAACCCAGAAGCCACAGAGGTGTTGGGTTGGCGCACGACAACGGCGACTAAGCCGTTGGCGATTGACGAGTTGTCTGCTTCGTTGCGTGACGGAGAACTTGACTTGATGTGCGAGTACACGTTGGCTGAATTGCGTACGTTTGTGCGCTCTCAGAACGGCAGGATGAATGGTTCTCCGCACGATGACCGTGTGATGTCGCTGGCTATTGCGTTCCAAATGTTGAAGTATGTGTGGCTTCCTGAGTATCGGGGCGACCAGCAGATCCCGAAGTACAGCATGTCTTGGTTTGAGCGTTTCGCCATTCACGACATCCAACCGTTCGAGCGGGTGCCTATTGGTGCTCATAATTCCCGAAAACAGTAGGTAACGATCTCCCCAATGGGTGATGGGCACTCTTATTTGTGAAAACTGCAACCGAACTTTCACGTTTGACGTGGTTCCGAGACGAGGCGCTATCTGTTTCAAGTGCCACATCAAGGGCATTTCGTTTGGTTTCCAGCAAGGACAGCAGATGTTTCACGACAAGACGATCAAAGAGCAGGAACGGGAGATCATTGACTCCGCTAAGCGTGAGGGTCGTGACATTGAGTACGTAGGAAATAGGTGGGTGTGAGATGCCTACGTGGGCGCAGATCGTCGTGGCATTGGCCGCTCCTTCAGGCGTACTGGTGGCGTTGATAGAGCGAACCAGACGAGAGAACAACAGGGATCATGCGTCCAACGCAAGTTTGCTGAGGCAGATCGACTCAAAGGTCGATCACGTAACCGAACGAGTAGATGGTCACATCGAATGGCATCTTGACCGAAAGGATAAGTAATGGACTACAGGGAAGCATTACGTCGTGGGGTTGCAACGTTTGTTGCTGGCGCAACTGCGGCACCGTTGACAGCGGCAGTTGTTGATATTTCGTTCTTCAAGGCGGCGGGAGCCGCTGGCGTTGTTGCGGTTTGGAACTGGGCGGCACGTCTCGCACAGTCGTACCTGTCTCAGCCGTCAAAGGTTCTCTGATGGCGCGTCCTTCCAATTCAGACAAACTTGCCAAGTACCGCAAACACCTAAGTACATCAAAACGTTGGCGTCGTGACGAGGACTATGACTCAACATGGCGGCGACTGATCGACCTGTATCGGGGTCGGCACTACGAGTTCGCAACAGATGAGGACAGATTGCTGGTCAACATCTCGTTTGCGACGATCAACGTGATCGCACCGTCAATCTCGGTGAACTATCCGAAGATTGCTGTGAACGCCACGAAACCTGAGGATGCCCCCAAGGGGATCATCACTGAGGCGATTGTGAACTATTGGTGGCGTCACTACAAAGTGAAACCAGAGTTCCGTCGGGCAGTCAAAGACTTCCTTGTGGTTGGGCACGGCTGGCTCAAGGTCGGCTACAAATATGTTGAAGAGGAACGAGTAGCAGACGCAGACGAATACTCTGACGCCGAGGTTGACCACATGACAACGATCACTGTGGTAACCGAGGATCGTCCGTTTGTGGAGCGGGTGTCGCCGTTTGACATCTTTGTTGACCCTGATGCAACGTCAATGCGTGACATCAAGTGGATAGCGCAACGTATCCGCCGCCCTCTGAAAGAGGTGCAGGCGGACAAGCGTTATCAGAAGCAGGCGAGAAGTGAGGTCAAGGGAACGACTCGTTCTCGGTATTCGTCGAACGAACCGCACGACAAAAAGATTCAAGACGATTCGCATTCATACGTAGACGTGTACGAGTTCTACAACTTGCAGTCCAATGAGATGAGTGTGTTCGCTGATGGCGGTGAGCAGTTCCTTATCAAGCCACACAAGATGCCGTATGGGTTTGGTCATCCGTTTGTAATGATCCGCAACTATGACGTTCCAGATCATTTCTATCCGATGGGCGATCTTGAAGCGATTGAGCCGTTGCAACGTGAGTTGAACGAAACCAGAACACAGATGATGAATCACCGTAAGCCGACTCGACAATGGCGGCAGCATAGCAACGGCCCAGCTCGGCCAGAGCGCGACCGGTATAAAACTGTCCAGCATTAAAAAAGTAAGGCGAGACACGACCGGACTTGAGCGTAAACTCACCGAATTTGAGTGCGCCGCTGCGCAGGCCGTTGTCTATAAACTGTGTTTTGTAATTGTTTTCGCTGTTCATAATCTCTGTCACTGCTGTTGATTTCGCTTTGTACTCGGTCTCGGTTATTCGCTCTTTGGCCTGAGCGTCACTACTGGGCCAGGGCCATTTTCTGTACGCGCACCAGATCGGCGATACCCTGTTTGGCCAAGGCCAACATCGCGCTCAACTCCTCTTCGCTAAAAGGTGCCGCCTCAGCAGTGCCCTGTACCTCAATAAAGCCGCCTTCGCTGTTCATCACTACATTCATATCGGTCTCGGCCTTTGAGTCTTCCGGGTAGTCGAGATCCAGTACCGGCGTACCCTTG